TAATCGAAAAAGACGATAAGCGTACTTATCTTAGTAGATATAAAGTGATTACAACCTCATTTGAAGAAAGTTCGCCATCGGTAAAGCGTAACAATACGCAGATTCAATATCGTAATGGTAACGTTGATTTTGGCGGTTGGAATGAAGCAAAAACAATCGATTATGTCGGTTATTACCGAGCTGACGATTTAGAAGATGAAGAATATTTGCGTGAAAGAATTTATGCGTTGTTGTCTGATCCAGATGGATATTACATCACTCAATTAAAAAACGATAATGATAATAGTTTTGAGCGCCCTGGAGAAACAAGTGGCGATTATTTCGATAAACAGGTAAACCGGCCAAGCCACAAACGTTTCTACGTATATGCTAGTTCATTAGAATCAGAACTAGTTGGATCGTACGGTGGACACGTGTTATATAAAATTAGTGCTAAGTTTACCACAATGAAACTGCCTTATGGGGAGAGTATTCCACGTGATTTAGATGTTAAGCCGAATATACCTTATTATAGCGAAAATTTAATTACTGGAACCAGTAACGAATTAACAACGGCAACTGGTTCAGGATGGGGAAATTCACCAGCTAGTACAGCAAGTGGAACATATGGAGCCGGTAGGTATTATGCCTCTGCTTATATTGAAAACACAACGCCTACTGAAATAAACATTTATATTCATGTAAACGGACATGTCGGTAATTTTTACGGAAATACCATTCCAGCAGGCCAAAGCGGTATCGTCAGTGCTACATTTGATATTCTAGAGGGACAGTCATTGGAATCAACGTGGGTTGGTTTTACAGGTTCACAGACTGAAAGTTACACATATAAATATAAAGAAATGATGGTTACACGTGCACCAAGCCCATGGAGTCCAGCGCCAACTGACAATTTAGTTATTCCATATGCTGGAACTGTGCCTTGCAATCAGTTGGAACAAGGATTCGTTGTTGAATTCACTGCTAAAGAGGGTGGATCTGGATTAAAAGTCGGCCTAAATGAAACAGAGTTAACGTATAGTGGTCAAGTTTATTCTGGCGATGTTTTTAAATTATCTGGATACGAATATACTAAAAATAGTATTAGTATCGTTAAAGCTACTAACAAGGCTTATTTTAAACTTTTACCAGGTGTTATAAACAAGATTTCAAGTTCACTCACAGGTGTAATCAGAATTTTAAACTTTCAAGACTTATACGCATAAGAGGTGACTAATTAATGACAGTGTTTAAAGATATTAGCAATAACGAATATGTTGCTGATACTGAAATCAAGCTTACCGAAGGTGTTAATGGTGAAAAATCATTAACTGGTACAATTTATTTCGGCAACGATGTAAAGAAAAAACTTGCTAAAGGCTGGACGATGGTATTCAATAACGAAGAATATGCTATCGTTACATTTAGATATAATGATACAGATAATACGGTGTCATTTTCGGCCGTACAGATGTTTTTTTACACATTAAGCGTCAAGGCGTTTCATGAAAAATGGAACGGTTCACACCCATTAAATGAATATTTAAATGCAATTTTTAAAGATACTGGTTATTCATATATCAATGAAACATCGGCATCAGCATTTGAAAAAGAAAATTGGGGATTGAAAGATAAATTATCCCTATTCAATGATATTATCAATCAAATTTCAGCCGAATTTGAAGTAAAGGGAACGACGGTTTATATCAAAGACAAAATCGGCTCTGATCTATCGACTGTCGTTCGTCAAGGATTTAACCTTTCTACCGCAGAGATCGAAACTGATAGTAGTTCTTTTGCAACTTACGGTGTTGGCTATGGCGCACATGATAATGTTGACGATCAAAATTCACCAAGATTATCGGTTGAATATTACAGCCCGTTATATGATATGTATAAAGCTAAATTTGGCACTATTGAAGCTGAACCGGTTGATGACGAACGATACAAAGTTGCTGATAATTTACTAGCTGCAGTTAAAGCTAAAGTTGATAATAGTTGGAGTTTGGCAATCACCGTATCGTTGTTAGATTTACAAAATGCTGGTTATCCATATGCCATGGCTAGTGCTGGCGATTCAATTACAATTGTAGACGAATCGTTAGGTTTTGAAGATGAAGTGCGTATTATTAAAGTTGTTAGTTCATATAACATCAATGGCGAGCGTATTTCAGTTGATGTAACGTGCGGCGATTTAACTATGGCGCAGACACAATCAGCTAGTTCATCAGTAGCCACTAGCACGATCACAGACATTATCAATGGCAATTCTGTACTGCCTGACGCATGGTTCAGTGAACAGATGCAATTGGCAACTAACAGCATTTTGGCTGCTAGAACTGAATTGAAGTTTACCGATCAAGGAATCATCGCTATTGACACAACTGACCACAACAAGATGGTTATTTTGAACTCTGCTGGTATTGGAGTGTCTACCGATGGTGGACAGACATTTAAAACAGCAATTACTGCCGAAAGTATTGATGGCCAAAATATCAACATCAAGAATATTAACGCTGGTAATATTGTTGCCGGGGTTATCAACGGTATTACTTATAACACGGTTGATAATGATACCAATTTTAGAATTACATTACAAAAGGGAAGGATAAAATATTATTCAGATGGTAATTTATTAGGCGGAATTTATTCAACCAGTGATACAGCAACTGGTAAAGTTAATGGATTCGCTATTTTGAATCAACCCGGATATATTTTCAGTATTAACCAAGCTAACGATTCCGGAAAACTTTCTAAAGCGGTTTTTCAAATACCAACATCTTCTACAATTGACAATCCCGAGTACAATTTATTCGGATATGCGTTAAGCGATTTGGCCACAAAAGGTAATTTATATTCTGAAGGCGAATACTACACAAAAGGTGACATTGTTAGCCAAAAAGACGATCGGTTTTGGATTAGTGGTAAGCAGCAAGTTGTTATTAGTGGAAACAACCAAAAAACAAATGTGTTTAACGCATATGGCGACCACGTAGACATATTAGGTAACTTTACCGTGTATAATGGTACTAAGAACGCAGCCAGTGTTACACGCGATGGTGTACGTGCTACGCCAGCATACGAAATGGCTGAAAGTTGGTTCGGAGATATGGGAGAATCAACAACTGATAATAATTGCGAAATTTCAGTTCCAATTGATCCAATATTCAGCGACATTGTAAACACTAGCATTAAATATCAAGTGTTTTTGCAAAGTTACAGTTCAGCACATGTATGGGTAGAAACACGTAACGAAGACGGATTCGTTGTAAAATCTGACAAGCCTAATGCTGATTTTGCATGGGAATTAAAGGCTAAACGTCGCGGATATGAAGACGAACGATTGGTTAAAACTGATATGACATTAGATGAAGTAAAGAAAATTGAAGAAGGAACTGGTACAATTAGTAATGACGAAGACAAAGAATACAAAGGTGGTAATGTAGATGGCGATTAGAACATATGACATCTTACTTGATAGTTATAATTCAACAATGCCAGAACCAATTGTAGGCCGTCAAGGTGATAAGAATGGAGCCGTTACGCTGCACGTGACAATTACAGATCGTGGAACTGCGGTTGACTTGACAGGACAAACAGTTAATCTGATTGCCGAAACAGCCAAAGGCACAGCAGTCGTAGCCGATAACGCCGGAGTGACGTTAACTGATGCTGTAAACGGCAAGTTTGATTATGCGATTCCTAATGCACTGTGGTCTGAATCAGGTAAAATCACAAAGGCTTACTTCTCGCTTAATGATACCGACGGACAGCAAACGACATATGATTTAATTTTTATTGTAAAAAAAGCAATCGACATTAGTCAAGAAAAAGCTGATGATTATATTGCTGTAATTGACGGAACGATCAGAGACTTGCAATCAAAAGTTGATGCTATTTATGCCACGTATCAAGCTGGGGATTTCTACAGCAAAGCACAGACTGATAATAAAGATGCCGCGACCCTTGCCAGTGCAAATTCATACTCAAACGCACAGTTGGCACATAATACGAATTATTTAGATAATAAAAAACTCGATAAAAACGGGATAGTTACAATGGCTAATATGGGGCAAGATATAAAAGAATCCATGACAGGCGGTAGTGTTGCGGTAGTTGGAAAAAATGCAGTATTGGCAGAAAATATTGTAAAAGATACAATCTCCCCAGACGAAGTTGGTTTTGTGTCTAGAGCAATTTTATCTAACACGCTAGTCAATGATGCTAAAATTCAAAATGGCGGTTATTATGACTATACCAATGGCACATGGATAGTTGAAGCAAATCACAGCAGTACAGGTCTAATTCCGTGTGTTCCAGGTCAATCCTATACTAGGTCGTTATTGTATGGTCAAATTACGTATTATGACAAAAATGGGTTATTTGTTGTAGGGGATGACCCTTATCAACGGAGTTTCACAGTGCCTAATAATTCTAATATTAGTTATATGAGGTTAGCATTCAAAAATGACGAACCGTTATCTACAGTAAATAGTGGGACGGAATTGTTAGGAAAAGACCCGTATAAAGAACAATTTTCTATAGATTTAAACTTAGACACAGATAATAAAATAGAAAATTTAGAAACAGACGTTTCCGAAATCAAGGACAGTTTTGGGCTAATCCCGGTAGCAATCTCTAATAACTTAGTGGATAAATCAATTATTGAATTTAGTGGTTATTACGATTTTAGCGATGGAACATGGAAATATCGTGCTGACATCAACTCGACTGGTTTTATCAGTTGCAAGTCGCTAGATACTTTTGTTGCATCCGCATCAGGTAATTATGTAGGAGGCAACGTCACATTTTGGAACAAAAACGGTGAATATGTATCTGGAATTGATGTATCTGCTGACAATGGTGCGAAGGCATCTTTTACAGTGCCTGAAAATGATGATATTACATCTTTCAAAATGTCTTTTAAAGCAGTTTCAACTGACAGTTATATCATTAATAAAGGAACTGACATCTTACCGTACGATGAATACAAGATGGAGTATGCATCTCAGAATATTAAACTGATTGAAGAAAGTTTGCATGATGTCAATACTTTACAAAGTATTAATTCAATTGGCGATATAAGCACAATGCAATATCGGGCCGAAAAGTATAAAACAACTTTTTGGCTAACAAAAATAAATAGAGATACTTTCGACGGCGGTAAAATCAAGCCAAAAGTTAAATTGACTAGCTCGTCTGTTGATAGCGGAGACCCTAAAAGTGTATTAGATTATATTACAAATAATGATGTAATGTGTTGCATCAACGCCGGTGTGTTCGACGTAACAAGTGGGCTAGTAGATGGTAGATTAATTATAGATGGAGCTATACGACAGGATAGCGCACCAGTTATTCATGAAAATCAATGGACGCTAGGAATCAAAAGTGATGGATCTTTGTCTGCTTATGATTCAACTATTTCTGCGGCTGCAATGCTTACAGATGGTTGTGAAAGTGCAGTGACTGGGTTTGTACCTATAATTATGAATGGCTCAATGGTAGATAAGTCTTTATTTTTAACATTCGAGCACCTGACTCAACCAAATCCGAGACAGGTAATATGTCAAACTGCGTCAGGTGATTATTTTGTCTTCAGTTGTGATGGCAGAACAGATGGCGAAGAAGGGTTAACTCTGGAACAAATCGGAGAAATTCTTCTTTCTTTTGGCGTTACATTTGCTTATAACTTAGATGGCGGAGGGTCTACCCAAACTTTTGTTAAAAAGAGACGTATAAATAGATTAAT